GGTTAATGTAGATTCTATTTACTATCATCATTTAGATAGAGATGACACGAGATATTTAATTTATTTAAAAGGCTACCATGGCAGAGTAGATGGCACAGAAATCCCAAGTCTTGAAAAAGCATTAGATGCTCATCTGCAAAGTTGAAAATTAAACTGAATTTATTTACAGCCCTGCATTTGCGGGGCTTTTATTTTTTACGCCATTCGTCTAATTGGATAAGACATCATAATTCTAGTGTGATTGATGCGGGTTCGAGTCCTGCATGGCGTGCCATTTGACTTAGACGAAGTGAGCTACTCCTTAGCTTTGATATCCACTTTGGCAAGAGGCTATATCTATGCAGCTCACTTCGTCTAAGTCAAATGGATTGGGGTGAACATGGATACAAACGAAGCCAAAAAGAATCTTGATAAATATTCGGAAGAGTTAAGCCGTTACCAGAACTTATCTCGTACTGGATTGAGTCTCGAAGAAATGCTTGTTATAGACCGCATCATAATGCGATTGAAAAACAAGATTAATAATTTACGGTCCATGTTGAATGCGTGACTCCAAACGATTAGCCGAAGTACGCAAGCTGCCATGCATGAGATGTGGTGCACCAGCACCAAGCCAAGCCGCGCATTCTAATTCTAGTAAAGACGGTAAGGGCAGATCCATTAAGGCTTGCGACTCTAAAACTGTTTCTATGTGTTTTTCCTGCCATCATTTATTTGATACCTACCAACTAGGGAGCAGACAGGAAAGCGAGGAGCTATTTAATAAATGGCTTAAGCGAACCAACGCAATGCTTGAGTCAGAACAAGATTTATTTTGATATGATTTAACCAACGTAATTGGTGTAAGGATTTACAATGGTTAAGCATGTTGATTATGAGGCTGTATATGACGGTGAGAATTTTTCTTTCATCAAAGTATTAATGGATGATGGTTCATATGACCCAATAGCTGGAACAAATGGGCCTTATGGCATCATAACTATTGTTGGATATGAGGTTAGGATTTCGTACCCTGAAAATCTCACACAAGAATTAATAGAGAAAATGGTAAACCAATTTACTAGAAAGAATTAAGCCACCCTCGGGTGGTTTTTAGTTTAATCGGAGCCGAAAGGCTCTTTTTTTGTGCCTAGAAAAAGGAAGCGAGAAATGAAAACCAACCAGAAAGGCCAAGCTGATGTGGTATTAGCCGCACTTTGCTTTCTTGCCATTTTAATTGTCATTGTTTTGATTATGTTTGCATGGCCTCACTATAAAGTGTGGAAGCAAGGCATGAATGGTCAAGCACTATTGGCAGAAGCAGAACAGTCAAAAATGATTCAGGTTCAAACGGCGCGAGCTGAACTTGAAAGTGCCAAGTTGCGTGCAGAAGCGATCAAAACTATTGGTCAAGCTGCAAAAGATTATCCAGAGTACCGCAAACAAGAGTTTATTGGTGCGTTTGGTGATGCTTTACGTGATGGCAAGATTCAACAAATTGTATATGTCCCAACTGAGGCAAACATTCCAGTTTTAGAAGCTGGTAAACGTCCCGTTGTGGATGAATAAGGTATAGGTGGGAATATGGAACCAGCAACATTCCCAATCAATAGTTATTCTGGGATTGTTCAGGTAATTAACTATCTGAACAATAACCACTCCAAAGCAGCCGCAGAAGGCAAACCTTTAGTCGTTAGAATCAATCAGAAGGAAGACGACAGGAGCGCCGCACAAAATCGGCTTTACTGGGCTTGGCTTGAACAGATCAGGCAAAAGACCGGTAATTCAAAGGATGATCTTCATTTACTTTTTAAGAAAAAGTTTCTTGCCCGGATCTATGTTGAGGGTCGGCAAGAGACTGCAGAAAAGTACATGGCTTTGCAGAACTTTAAAGATGTTATTCAAGCATTCGATGGACCTAAGCGCCGTCAACTTGAAAAGGATTACCAAGTTTTGGTCAATACCTTCATTAAAGACCACCTGCAAAGCAAGAAGGCCACCATTAAAGAATTCACCAAATATCTGGATAAGATCAACATTTATGCACATAGAGACTTGGGCGTGATGTTGATTATCCCGGATGACCTTAAGTGGTGTTATCAAAATGAGCAATGATTCAAATTTGCAAGACGTGGTGCTTAAGCTGATAGAGCAAAACAATAAGTTGATTGAACAGAATAGCTTGATCGTCCAAATCAATGCAGAACAATCTGCTCAGTTATCCGAAGTTCTATCAATGCTTGAAGATAGTGAACCAGCACAACGGTCAGGATCACTAGATGGGTGAAGACAATGAATAGAGGCCAGCCTTTCTTTGTAATTGATGATGATCTTCAAAAGTCGTTTGATAAAACCATTTTGTATTTGCAGGAACAGCATAGAACTCCTGAATTGAAGCGCAAAGAACTGGAGCTTGAATTAGTTAAACTGGTTCAAAGTTATCAACGTGACGGTTTGGATATCGATTGGATATCCATTGACTTACTTAATGGTGTAGATGCGCGAGTAAACTTAAATGAAACTCCAAACATTCAAGAACAAGTTACAGACGCTACAGGCACCCGCACAAACCCAGAAGAACCCTAAACAAAACAATTGGGGTTCTGGTCGAGGTGGCCGTCCGTGGCGCCGTCTTAAAGCTAAGATCCATTTACGTGATGAGTGGACCTGTCAATGTTGTGGCATCGTCACTAAAGACTTAGAGCTTGACCATATTGTGAATGTGGCAAGAGGTGGAACGGATGATGAATCAAACCTCCAGTCTCTTTGTGTTCCATGCCATAAAAAGAAAACCCAACAGGAGAGCCGGCAATGAATGATGATGAGTTGGTTCAAAAGTATTTAGAAGAGGATGGCTGAATGACTTCAAAACTAGTTCATGTGAAAGATGCAGACAAAGGCTCTGACATCTACTTTGATCCACAGGGCCTTGAAGGCGCCGTTTTTAATTGGAATGGACAGAAAGATTACAGCCAATACATTTATAACGCTATGTTGTATATGCGAAGCGGTAGTTTGATTTGTTGTGTTGTGAATGACGATGGCAAGAAGAAGATTCTTGAACATGTTCAGGAAGCACCATAATGATGCAAAAAATCCAGCAGGCAGGGGGGATGTCAAAACTTCCAAGCCCTTCGCCGTTGGACACCGCCCCCCATCGCACGCACAAAAAAAATTCCCTCTCAGAAAAAGTTAAAGCAAAAAGTTAAAATCAAGTTAAAGGTAGAGCAATGGCATTAACAGAGAAAATGGAAAAATTTGCTCTTGCCATTGTTGACGGCAAGACAAATAAAGAAGCAGCAATTTCAGCAGGTTATGCGGAAAAAACTGCATCCGCCGCAGGTGCTAGGTTAGCAAAAGATCCTGAAATTATTGTCTATATTGAAATGTTAAAGGCCCAAAAAGAAGGGCGCTCTTTAACATCTAATTCACCAAAAGTTAAACCTAAAGATACACCCGAAAATAGTGGTGAAGATGAAAACCCTATTGAGGAATTTCAATTTGAAGGTGATGATCCTTTAGATTTTTTAATTAAGGTCATGAACTTCAATGGCAACAAGCTGCCACTTAGAATGCAAGCAGCAATTGCAGCATTGCCTTATAAACACGGGAAGGTTGCGGAAAAAGGCAAAAAAGAAACTAAACAAGACAAGGCAAAGGAAGCGACCAGAACAGGAAAATACGCCACATTGGACAATCAGTTGCCAAGCTAACTATTAAGAGGAACTTTGCATGCAAAGTCTAGAATACGAAACCGTAAGTGGTGAAACTATCACTATTCAAAATATCAAAGATGGCCCTTGCTGTCATGACTCTATTGAAAAGTTGCCAGCAACAGAAAGGTTGGTGAAGATTACTTATCAATGTCGCAAGTGCTTTTCCAGATTTTCCGAAGAAGATTATCAATTGATTGTTAATCAATAAAAGGTTTTGTATGGATCCGTAGGCGATACGGTGCGTTGGAGGAAGGAGGACCACAACTGCCAACGTAATAACCCGCTAGCAGTGGGCGAAACAGCGTAGTTAAAGCAGGGGTTCGCAACCTGTCATACAAATTTATTCCGCCTTCGGGCGGTTTTTTCATGGACCATTTAAATGACTGCAAAACTACCAGACTGGACTACAGCTTGCCCAGACTGGGCGACCCGTATTGTTTCTAAACAATCGTTAATGCCGTGTAAGCCATTATTCCCCAAAGTGGCTGACGTAGCGGAGCGTATCTTTAAAGAGTTAATTCTTGTTGATGTGATGGGTAGCCCTAAGATGGGTGATGTCACATTGGAATGGGTGATCGAGTTTGTTCGTGCAATCTTTGGCGCATATGATCCAAGCACAAAGCGCAGATTAATTCGTGAATTCTTTCTTTTGATTTCGAAGAAGAATACTAAATCTACGATTGCCGCCGGCATTATGCTTACTGCATTAATTCTTAATGATCGACAATCTGCCGAACTAATTATTCTTGCGCCTACTAAAGAAGTTGCTGATAACTCATTTAATCCAATCCGGGATTTCATACGCGCAGATGAAGAATTAAGTGAAAGATTTAATGTATCTGAGCACACAAAAACAGTTACGCATCTAGGTACCGGAGCAACACTTAAAGTTATTGCAGCAGAATCTAACGCTGCAGCTGGTAAGAAAGCTTCAATCATTTTGATAGATGAGGTCTGGCTATTCGGGAAACGTGCCAACGCTGAATCAATGTTCCGTGAAGCAAAGGGTGGTTTAGCATCTCGTCCAGAAGGTTGTGTGATTTATCTGTCTACCATGTCGGATGAAGTGCCATGTGGAGTATTTAAGCAGCTTTTAGATTATGCCAGAGATGTACGTGACGGAATTAAAGTTGATAAAAGTTTTCTACCACTTATTTATGAATTCCCTAAGCATCTTGTAGAAGCAGGCGAACATTTAAAACCTGAAAATTTCTACATCACAAACCCAAACTTGGGTGCTTCGGTTGATCTTGAATATCTGATTTCGGAATTTAACAAAGTTAAAGATGCTAGTGAAGAATCTCTTAGAGACTTCTTGGCCAAACACTTAAACATTGAAATCGGCATGAACCTTCGTGCTAACCGGTGGGCGGGTGCAGAGTATTGGAATGCTCAAGCTAAAGATATCCAAATCGACCAACTAATTGAGCTATCCGATGTCATTACTTTGGGTATTGATGGCGGTGGTCTCGACGACTTACTTGGCTTCGCTGCTTTAGGTCGTTTAACAGAAGATCCTCGTATCTGGTGGCTATGGAATCATGCATGGGCAAATAAGATTGCTTTAGAGCGCAGAAAAGAGAATGTGCCTAAGTATGAAGACTTCAAGTCTGAGGGTTCTCTAACTGTTGTTGACCGAATAGGCGATGACATTGACCAACTCGCAGCAATTGCTAAGAAGGTTTATGACAGTGGAAAGCTTAATAAGATCGGACTAGATCCATTGGGCTTAGGCGGTCTTTTAGATGGCTTACTTGAGGCAGGAATTCCAGAGGAAAGCATGTTTGCTGTGCCACAAGGCTACAAACTCATGTCCTACATCCTTACTACTGAGCGCAAATTGGCAGAAGGCAATCTGCACCATGCTGGACAACAGCTAATGACTTGGGCGGCAGGTAATGCCCGTGTCGTGATGGTCGGCAATGGTATGCGAATAACCAAGCAAGAATCAGGTGTTGGGAAGATTGACCCATTGATTGCCACATTTAACGCAGTTGCTTTGATGTCAAGCAATCCTGAGCCTGCCAATCGCGTTGATATTGACGAATACTTAGAGGATGTCGTGATAGCATGAGTACCACACAAGAGCCGGGGTTTTGGTCCCGCTTCTGGTCACGATTGACTGGAAATACACAATTAAAAAAAGGCGATTCGTCTTATCCATTTGATAGTTATTTGTCACCCGGTGGATCGGTTGTCACACCAGAAACAGCTTTGAAACTTTCCGCAGTCTGGGCGTGTGTAAAATTAAGAGCTGAAACTATCTCAACTCTTCCTTTACAGTTGTACGACAACAATAAACGTCTTGCTACTGATCATTACCTTTACCGTATTTTGCACGATTCACCCAATGCCGATATGTGTGCAAGTGAGTTTTGGCAAGTTCAAGTTGCTTGTGTTGACTTATGGGGGAATGCATACAACCTTATTACAAAAGACTCAAGCGGAAAAGTAATTGCTCTTGAGCCACTTTTCCCGAGTGGTATGGTTGTAAAACGTAATGATTTGGGAGCGATTGATTTTCATTACACTGAAAATGGGAAAACAACAACCTATTCGGAAGACCAAATCTTGCATTTCAAGGGTTTTACTCTTGATGGGCTTGTTGGTTTATCTGCTATTCAGTTTTTTGCTCAAACGATTGGAATGCAGTTTGATGCAAACAACCAAGCTCAGGACTGGTTTAAGAATGGCTTAAAAGTTGGGGGCTTCCTTGAAACTGGGGAGCAAACTTTAACTAAAGAGCAGCGTGAAAGACTAAGAAACCATTTAAGTGAGTTCAGTAAACCTGAGAATGCTGGTAAGTACATGGTGCTTGAGGCTGGAATGAAGCTTTCTGGCTCAAATAGTATTCGAATCAATCCCGTTGATGCCCAGTTACTTGAATCTCGTTATTTTGGCATTGAAGAAATATGCCGCGCCTTTGGTGTTCCTCCTCAGTTAATTGGTCATACAAACAAAGCAAGCTCATGGGCTTCAAGTCTTGAGCAGACTAATAGGGGGTTTTTGACCTATTCGCTTAACCCTCAATTAGTTAGATATGAGCAAACAATCACAAAGAGATTGTTTTTGCCAAGTGAAAAATACAAGTACCGGCCAAAATTTGCGGTTGAAGGCTTATTACGGGCCGACAGTGCTACTCGCTCAGGTTTCTACACAAACATGATTCAAAACGGTGTTATGACGCGTAATGAAGTGCGGGATTTAGAAGACTTGGCGCCTTTACCGGGTGGCGATGAGCTAATGGTTCAAATGCAAATGGTCGGATTGAAAGATCAAGGGAAAACCAGTGGATAGACTTAAACTAACTTTAGAAATCAAAGCCACCCAAGAGGGTGGCTTTTTTTCTGGCTACTTAGCTGCTTTTGACAACCTTGATTCTCATGGGGACATCATCCGCAAAGGTGCATTTGCCAAAACTCTTCAAGAGTGGAAGGCAAAAGGCAAGTACCCAGCAATCTTTTGGGATCACAACCCATCTGAACCAATCGGAATTTTTACCGAAATGCGTGAAGACGAAAAAGGGTTGTACGTAGAAGGTCGTCTCTTAATTGACGATGTGCCGCGAGCTAAAGCTATTTATGCGCTGATGAAGGTTGGCGCGATTGATGGCATGTCCATTGGCTATATCACCAAGTCTTATAGGCGCGATCCAGACTCACTAATCCGCGAACTGCTGGAACTGGAGTTAGTGGAAGGTTCAATTGTTGCCTTTCCTTCCAATCCAGAAACCCTAATCAGTTCCGTCAAATCCAAATTACAAGATGGCGAGCTGCCATCCCTACCAGAATTTGAAAAGTTCCTGAGAGAGTCAGGATTTTCAAAAACGCAAGCCACTGTCATCGCTAGTAAGGGTTTGCGTCATCTTTTGAGCGAGTCAGAGGGTGAAAACGAAAAAGCGAAATCAATTTCAAATGCCTTAAATATTTTACGAGGAATCAGCAATGACTGAAAAAACTTTAGAACAACTCGCTCAAGAGTTCCAAAAACACGTTGATACAGTTAAAGAAATCGCCGAAGAGTTCAAAGGCAAACAAGCAAAAAGTGAAGAAATCTCACAAAGCGCCAAAGATAAAGCGGACGAAGCTTTAACTACGTTAAATGAAGTTAAAAACAAACTGACAGAACTGGAGCAGAAAGCTGCACGCCGTGGTAATGGTGATGTTGAAACCAAAAAGCAAACCATGGGTGGTGAGTTTGTTGAAACTACAGAATACAAAAATGCTGCAGAAAGTCAGTATCGTGGAATTCAGCGTGTTGAGCTGAAGAACACAATTGGTACGACTGAGGTTGGAAAAATTATTCCTGCCACCAATCTTGGTTTGCAGTTACCAAACCAAATGCGCCTTACCATCCGCGACATTTTGGCAGGTGGCAGCATGAGCGGGAATCTCATTGAATATGTTCAAATGAAAGAATTCACCAATAATGCAGCAGTAGTTGCAGAAGGTGCAAACAAGCCAGAATCTGGAATTACATTTGAAGATAAAGATGCCAAAGCAGTTGTAATTGCTCACTGGTTAAAAACGACCACTCAAATGTTAAGTGATGCACCAGCATTGCAGTCATTCATTGACAACATTTTGCGCCATGGTCTTGACATCAAGCTTGAAAAGCAAATTCTTGCTGGTGATGGAACCAATGGCAATATGCTTGGCTTAATCCCTCAAGCGACTGCTTATGCTCCGCCTGCAGGTGCTCCAGCAACGCCAAACATGTTTGATGTATTGCGTTTTGCAATGCTTCAAGTTGTATTGGCCGATGACTTTGCAAACGGCCATGTACTCAACCCAATTGACTGGGCGTTGATGGAAACGCAAAAAGATGCAAACGGCAACTACATCATCGGGAATCCGCAATCACAAGCGGTTCCAACATTATGGGGCTTGCCTGTAGTTCAAACCGCTGCAATGGATGCAGGTAAATTCTTAACAGGTGCATTCAATACTGCAGCTCAATACTTTGAGCGCTGGGGTGCTGCTGTGCAAATCGGTATGCAGGGCGATGATTTCACATCAAATAAACGTACCTTACTTGCTGAAACCCGTGGAGCATTAGCTGTTTATAAGCCTAAATCGCTTGTATATGGCTCCTATACTCCTGCTACGGGTGGTTAATTCATTTTGGGGTGGTGTTAGTCACCATCCCATTTAGAGAGGCCAAAATGAAAGAATATGAAGTTTTACGCCCACACTTTGGAGATAAAGACTACAAAGAGGGCGATATTCGCACAGCAGATCCAAACGTGGTAAGGCATTTGGTAGAAAATAAAGTTTTACGTGAATACCAAACAAAAGTTGATCCACCAAAACCAGCTACAAGACGGAATAATTCAAAATGATCACACTCGAACGAGCTAAGTTGCAATGTCGAGTTGATCACGATGATGAGGATGTGCTTTTTCTTGAATGGATAGCTCAAGCCGATGAAGAAATAGCGATCGACATCGACCGAAAAATTATTTCAAATGAGTCAGAAAGAACTTCTGACACGGACATTGTGGACTGCAAGAAGTTAGATAATGCCCGGTTGATATTTATTGAGTATAAGTACAGCCGAAGTCTAGAAGGAAAACCTCAAGCATATTGGGATATTTTGCAGCCTATTAGAGAAATGGGGGTCTAATATGCCCAGCATTACTCCAAAACTAAAGCACCGCATCACTATTCAAAAGCCCATCCAAACCCAAGACCAAAACACTGGAAAATTAATCACCTCATGGTCTAATTTTGCAACAATTTGGGCAGAAGTTACTGACCTTTCAACAAGGGATGTTATTGCAGCCAAAGCAGCCAATAGCTCGATACAAGCCCGTGCAAAAGTGCGATATAGCAGCGCTACAAAACAAGTTGATAGCACAATGCGGGTTCTTTTTGATGGTTACTATTACAAGATTGATGGTAACCCTATGCGAGATCCCGACTCACGCCGTGAGTATTTAACTATCAACCTTGCAACAGGTGATAAAGCATGGAATGGGTGATTTATGGCTACTCAAATACATGGTTTGGAGCCTGCTTTAAGAAAAATGCAGGCAATTGGTAACGAAAAAACTGTAAAACGTATTGCCCGTAAAGCGATGCGGCAGGCAATGAACATTGCTCGGGATGAAGCCCGTCAAAAAGTTAAACGCCTAGATGATCCCACCACTCCTGAAAAAATTTGGAAAGAAATTGTTGTTCAAAATGGCCGAAGTAGAAATAAAAACACTTTGGTTATGCGTGTGGGAGTGCGTGGTGGGGCACGTATTCCATATACAAATAATGCCCAAAATAGACGTTCTGGGCGTGTTGGAAAAACGTATCAAACAGATGGGCGAGTCTTTTACTGGCGATTCCTTGAGTTAGGTACAAGTAGACAGCCCGCCACCCCATTTTTAAGACCAGCGCTTTACGAAAACATTGAACAGATAACAGATAAGTTTGTTCAAGTATTTAATTTTGAACTCAGTGTGGTTTTAGGTGCAGCTTAATGATTAAAGTCCCAATTTTTAAATTAGCAAGAGCAGATCCAGCAGTAAGAGCATTACTCGAAAGTAATAATATCTTGAGAGTTTGGCGTTTTGGATCTGCTCCAGAACAGCCTGAAACACCATATGTTACTTGGCAAATTATTTCAGGTGATTCAAATAGCAGTCTTGATTCGCGGCCTGTTTCCGACAGTGCAATTGTTCAAATCGATGTTTATGCAACAGATGAAGATGTGGTTGATCAAGTTGCAGAAGCAATCCGTTTTGCAATAGAGCTTGATTGTTATGTGGTTCGCTATGGCGAAGCAGATAAGGACCCAGTAACAGGAATGCCTCACTATTCTTTTGATGTAAGTTGGATTGTAAACCGCGAATAAAACACAAAACTTTTTTCACTTAGCACCTATTCGGGTGCTTTTTTTATGCCAAAAATTAAGGAGCGCTCTTAATGGCTAAACATGTTAAAGCTCAAAAAACGCAGTTATTTACTGTAATTGCGGGAACCGTTGTGCGTTTTATTTGCCCTAAGCGTATTTCGTTTGGTCAAGACTCATTTGGAAAGATTGATGTAACCTGTCTAGATGCTGATGTCAAAGAATATGAACGCGGGATGCGCGATCCGGGTGAAGGTGCAATTGGTATTGATTTGGATGATGAAAACACAAGTCATGACAAATTATTGGAAATTGCTGCATCTGGTGAAAAGCTACAGTGGTATGTAGGTTCAAGCCACTCAACAACGCCTCCAACATATGATGCAACTACAGGTATTGATCTGCCAGAAACTCGTTCTTGGTGGTCATTTGAAGGCTATCTAAATGATGCAGCCCCTAATGACATCGAAGTTGATACAGTAATCGGTTATGAGTTCACTTTAGTACGAACTTCGGGTGTAACTTATACTAAACGTACGGTGACTCCATAAAATGGCTAAGATCAGTATTACAGACTTAAAGCAGAGTATAACTACTCTGAACGTTCCAGTTAAAAAAACGGTTATATGGAATGTTGAAGTAACAGAAAGTAATGTTGCTTCACTTAAAAAATTGACCAAAAACTCATTGTTAGAACTTGGTGAAACGGTTGAACTTGAAGCTGATGTTTTTGTTAAAAAAATGAGCTTTAAGGAGAGCCGAGAGGTTTCTAAAGCAGTCGAGTGGGAGTTTAACTATAAGAATCCAGAGGATTCAAAAGTTAAAAGGGTTGACTCAACCCTAATGCAATCGGCTCAGTTGCTTGGTTCAATTTGCTCTGATCAAAAGGGAACGCCTTTCTTCTCAAGTGTGAACGACGTCTATAAAGCCGAGCCAAGTTTGATCAATGCGCTATATGCAGCTGCCGATGAAGTTAATAACTTTATGGGAAAGTCACGGAAGAAGACCTTGCAGATAGAGAACTCTTTGCCGAGCTTGTCCTCAACGGAATCGGTGGAGGCTCCTTAGAGGAGGCTGAAGAGAATCTTAGTCATGCAGAGGTGATGTTTTGGAGAGCCTATCGTCAAAAATACGGCTCTCTTAACTTAGGTCGCCGGCTAGAGCAAAGTTTTGGTAGTTGGATGGCTCACTACACAGGATTTAAGGTTAAAGAAGGTACAAAAGTAGATCCTTATATATTTATGCCACATGAAACACCTCCGGATGATGACGAAGAATTGTCATTAGAGGAGTATTTTGAGAAGTATCATAGTAACTAACCCTATCATAAGGTGGGGCATGTGACATTTACACACCGTTTTGTTAAATTGAAAAAAAGTGAAAAACGGTGTGCACATGAATAAGTTTTTAATTATTGCTATTTTGAGTTGCTTAATGCTCGGATGTGGGAAAACAGAAAAAGAAAAACTTGATGAAGAAAGGAAAAATCTTGATTTGCAAGTACAGAAATTGGTTAAAGATAAATTAAAAGATGGTGAAACAGCTAAGTTTCGTAATCAATGGGAGTTGTGCGGTGAAGTTAATGCTAAAAATAGTTTTGGCGCTTACACCGGCTTTCAACGTTATATAGTTACCAAAGAAAAAATATATTTTGAAAATGAGTATAACTCTGACCCAACCTCTATAGCTGCATTCAATCAAGTTTGGAGTGTTGACTGCAAGCAGTAATTAAATATTAATTTAAAAAACCCCGCGAATTAGCGGGGTTTTTTATTGCCCGGAGAAAGGTAATGGCCACAACATCACTTGGCAGATTAACACTTGATTTAATGGTGCAAACAGCCAGCTTTACTGAGCCTTTATCACAGGCTGAACGCAAAGCGAAGTCAGCAAGTAAAGGGATTGCAGATTCATTTGATGTTGCAGCTATTGCGATAAGTGCATTGGGTGGTGCTATTGCTGGGTTATCAATTGCAGAGCTTGTGAACTATAGCGACAGAGTCATTCAGGCAGGTAATGACATACAAAAGTTTTCGAAACTTGCAAACAGTTCTGTGCGGGATTTTCAATATTATGCAAAGGGTGCCGAAACTGCTGGTATCTCAATGGAATCCTTCGCCGATAAAATGAAGGATATGCAGGATCGTATAGGCGACTTTCAGCAAACGGGCGGTGGTCCTCTTGCGGATTTCTTTGAAAATATTGCACCAAAGGTTGGAGTAACAATTCAACAGTTTCAGAAACTTTCTGGTCCTGATGCGCTTCAATTATTTTACAACTCATTGGAAAAAGCTGGTGCTTCAACGAACGACATGAAGTTCTATATGGAAGCAATCATTTCAGATTCTTCATTGCTTATTCCATTGTTAGAAAATGGTGGAGAAGGTTTTAAAAAATGGGGCGATGCTGCTGAGCGTGCTGGCGCAATTATGTCTGACGACTTAGTTAAAAGCCTAGCTCAAGCAAGAGAAAACCTTCAATTGATGGATTTGCAATGGCAGGGCGTTGAGGCAAGACTTGTAAATAGTGTTGTTCCTGCTATCGAAACAGTGATAGAGAATTGGGACGACATTAAGGCGGTTACGATTGCAGTTGCTGCTGGTATTGCTAGTCGATTTGTCCCAGCTTTGGTTATGGCGACCTATCAATTAGGACAAACAGCATTGTTTGCAGTGCGTGCCGGTGTGGGTTTAGCAAACTTCGCTAGAACAGCCGGCGCAACAACAAGTGTAATGGCATTATTGGGCGGTCCTGCTGGGATTGGCATGCTTCTTACGCAATTGGCTGTAGCTGGTGGCGCCTATTATTTGATGTCTAAACAGACGCAAGATGCAACTGATGCACTTGAAGATCAAGGTCTTGTTGTTGATGAGCTAAGGGAAAAATATAAAAAATAAACAGCATCGCAACTAGCTCTTAAAAGTATCGAAGCTGGAGAGGAAGTTGATAAACAAACTAAACAATTAAAAAGTTTGTTTATCGCTTTGGAACAATTTGAGAACGACTTAAGAGTTCAAGGAGACACTAAACAATTAACTGGTATTCAAAACTATCTTAAGAGTTTGAAAGAAGGTGGAGATAAAGCGAAAACAGCTTTCTCTGATCTCCAAAAACAGGGATTGGTTAGCGAAACTACTCTTAAATTTATTGCTGAATTAGATACAAAAATCAATGAGGCAAATAATTCTATAGATCGTCAAAAAGAGATCCAAAATTTAGTTAAAAACGCAACTAATGACACAACTAAGGCGCAACAAGATCAAGCAAAGGCAGTTAATGACTCTGCAAAAGCATGGATGTCTTTAACACAGAAACAACGTGACTACATTACCCAAGCCAAACAAGATGTGCTTAGAGAAGGATATATCAAGACCCTTGTAAGAGAAGGTATAGGAGTTGATAAGGCGAATGCATATGCTGATGCACAGATCGCAGCAAATGGAGAAAATGCTTTTAAAGCACCATTGCCAAAGGATGTGCTACTTGCTGCCCGCGAAAACTTCAATCTAAAAAATTATACTTTTAGTAAAGACGAGTTGGCGGCAATTGCTCGTGCGCAAGGCATTGCAAAGACAAATAATTTTGCTCAAATCGAAAGTTTATATGGTTTGCCTGCTGGAACACTTGCCGCATTGATTCTTCAAGAATCTGGAGCTGATGCCGGAGCAAGAAGTCCTACCGGGGCAATTGGTCTTTTCCAAACAACGAGTGTGTTTAGAAAGCAATATGGACTTAATGCCAAAAGTTCTACTGAAGAAATTGCAACAGCAGCAGCTAAAGACTTATCTAAACATTTGGCTGATTTTGGAGCCATGGATAAAGCACTCATGGCCTACAATGCGGGTGCAGGTGGCTTAAGAACTTATTTGAGAGGTGGTCTATCAGATAGCAAGCGTAAAG